CTTCGAAGAAGTACTTTGTGGCAGGCACAGTGCATGATGAACAGATCGTCGTGGTGCCCGACGAGGAAGTGGATGCAGCCAAGACTTGGGTCTTGGCGCAGATGACCGTGGAGCCCAAGTACATGCCGGGGGTTCCACTGGCCGTTGAGGGCGGCGCACATCGCCGCTACGGGCTGGCAAAGAAGTAAAGGAGAAAGCATGAAGCAACTGGTACTGCCCAAGAAGATACAGGTGGGCAGCAAGTGGTACAGCGTCGATGTTGTTGAGTCGATGCGCAGGAAGAGTGAGATCGGTCGTATCACCTACGACACGCAGAAGATCGAGCTGGCCCGGCGCACGCACCACGGCGTGCCGTTCAGATTGTCGGCACTGGAGGAGACGTTCTGGCACGAGCTGACGCACGCCATCCTGCACAGCATGGGCGAGCATGAGCTCAACAACCGCGAGCGGTTCGTCGAAGAGTTCGCTCTGCGACTGGCCCGAGCGATACGCACAGCGAGGTTCTGATGGACATGGAAAAAATTGAAGCGGAATACAACCGGCTGGCCATGCTTCACACCGAGACGATGGCTGAGTTGGTTGAGACACGCAGGCGCATGGACGCCATGTCGGGAGCGTGGTGGTGGATGTTCAAACACTGGGTCAAAGTAAAACTCGGAATCAAAAATCGCTATGACTAAAACTGTCACTTGGTCGCACAGCTCCCTCAAGGACTACGAGGGCTGCCCTCGCAGGTACCACGAGGTCAAGGTGCTCAAGAACTACCCGTTCAAGGACACAGACGCAACGCTCTACGGCAAGGAGTTACACACGGCAGCGGAGCTGTACATCAAGGAGGGCACGCCCCTGCCACCGCAGTTTGCGTTCATCAAAGCCACGCTTGATGCGCTCATGGCCAAGCCGGGCAGGAAACTGTGCGAGCACCAGATGGGCGTGACCAAGGACTTGAAGCCTTGTAAGTTCATGGACAAGGAGGTGTGGGTGCGCGGCATTGCCGACCTGCTCATTATCGACGACGAGAACCTCACGGCCAAGGTGGTGGACTACAAGTCAGGCAACAACAAGTACCCAGACCGCGAGCAGCTCAAGCTCATGGCGCTGATGGTGTTCGCCCACTTCCCCCACATCCGGCGCGTCTCTGGTGCGCTGCTGTTCGTGGTCAAAGAGGACATCGCCAAGGCCAGCTTCATGGTAGGTGAAGCCGAGGAGCATTGGTGGGACTACAGAGAGCGCGTGGCTCGCATCGAGCAGGCGCATGAGACCGGGGTGTGGAACCCCAAGCCAACACCGCTGTGCGGTTGGTGTCCGGTTTCATCGTGTGAACATAACCGAAAGAGGTCTTGATGAAAAATGAAAGAAAAGCTTTTTCTGTACGGTGGGGCGCAGACATTTCAACAATCGTCATCGAGATTCACGATTTTGAGATGGTGGCAAAACCAAAACTTCGAACTTCGCTACATCGCTCCGTTGAGTCACACATCCAACGCGGCAAACAGTTCATTGAGAATTTAAAAGGAGTCAGCCATGACACAGACCCACGGCAAGCGTAACTACAAACACGCCTACAAGCTGCAGAAGGCCAGCGGCGAGACCACTGACCAACTGGAGCGGCAGAAGGCTCGCAGGCTCTACGACAAGCAGGGCATTGACCGCAGCGGCAAGGACATCGACCACAAAGTGCCGCTGCGCAAAGGAGGCAAGACATCGCCCGGTAACCTGCGCCTTCGCAGCAAGAGCGCCAACCAAGGAGACAACAAATGATGTTTGAACAATGGTGGGCGAACATCTCGCCCGCCGAGCAAAAGCTGATCGGTATCAACAACGCCTACTTCGTTTGGACGGAGGCCCGCAGACAAGCGCCAAGCGTCTTGTTCCTCAATGGCTTTCACCTGTGCCGCTCTGATGACGAGCTGATCATCATGCGCACCAACGGCCCGAGTGAAGGCGAGGGCGGTAGGTTCAACCTCAAAGAGTTTGAAGAGATGGTCAATGAGTTTTTCAACAAGAACTTCTAAGCACAGGAGAAAGTAAATGGAGATAGTTGAGGACAAGGCAGTCGTCTTCAGGACGCGTAACCCAGACAAGTACCAGATCATCCCCAAGCACAAGGTGCTTGACCAAGACGGTGACACCTACAAGATCGCCGTGTACTGGGGGCTCGATGAGGTGCGGGTGCTGCGCAACCTGGGAGTCAAGGATGTGCCCTCGCCCATCACACGGCGCTACAACTGGCCAGGGCGCTACAAGCCTATGGCGCACCAGATCGACACCGCGTCGTTCCTTACCGTGCACCGCAAAGCCTTCGTGTTCAACGACCCCGGCACAGGCAAGACACTGTCGGCGCTGTGGGCTGCAGACTACCTGATGCAGCGCGGGCTCGTGCGGCGTGCGCTCATCTTATGTCCGTTGTCAATCATGCACAGCGCGTGGATGGGCGACCTGAACAACTCAATCATTCATCGCTCTGCCATCGTCGCGCACCACGCGCAAGCTGCCAAGCGCATCGAGATGGTTCAGTCGAACTATGAGTTTGTGATCTGCAACTACGACGGGCTCAACCTGATCGCAGAAGAGATCAACGCAGACGGCAGGTTCGACCTTGTGATCGTTGATGAGGCCAACGCATACAAGACGATGACCACCGATCGGTGGAAGACCCTCAAGTCCATCGTGCGCCCCGACTCGTACCTGTGGATGATGACGGGCACACCCGCATCGCAGTCGCCATCGGATGCGTACGGTCTGGCCAAGCTGGTCAACCCGACAGGGGTGCCGCAGTTCTTCACGGGCTGGCGCGATCAGGTCATGTACAAGCTCACGAAGTTTAAGTGGGCACCCAAGCCCACAGCCAAGGACGACGTGTTCAACGCGCTGCAGCCTGCGATCAGGTTCACCAAGGAGCAGTGCCTGGACCTGCCGCCTGTGATGACACTCACACGCGAGGCTGCGCTGACCCCACAGCAGAACAAGTACTACAACCTGCTCAAGGACCAGATGCTGGTGCACGCAGCCGGGGCAACCATCACAGCGGTCAACGCCGCTGCTGGCGTGAGCAAGCTGCTGCAGATCAGTTGTGGCGCAGCCTACACCGACGAGAAGGAGGTGGTTGAGTTCGATGCTGCCCCGCGTCTTAGCGTCATCGAGGAGGTGCTTGAGGAGACCGAGCGCAAGGTCATCATCTTCGCCATGTTCCGCTCCAGCATCGACACCATCCACAACTACCTGACCAAGAAGGGTGTTGCGGCCGAGGTCATCCACGGCAGTGTGAGCGCGACCAAGCGCGGCGACATCATCCACAGATTCCAGACGCAGCCCAACCCCAGGGTGCTTATCATGCAGCCGCAAGCAACGGCACACGGAATTACCCTAACCGCTGCCGACACGGTGGTCTTCTATGGCCCGCTGATGTCTGTTGAGCAGTACATCCAGTGCATCGCACGCGCTGACCGCAAGGGCCAGAACAGCGACAAGGTCACAGTGGTGCACATCCAGAGCTCCCCCATCGAGCGCAAGATGTTCAAGGCACTGACGGCCCGCGTCGATGACAACGACCTGCTCACTGCCATGTTTGAGTCGGAGATCAGATCATGAAAGGAGGCACTTGCAAAAGCCGAAAACCCGTGTAAACTGTCCAACGCTTGACAAAACAACAGGAGAAAGCACATGACGGAAACTGAAGACGAAGTGGTCCCCATTGACCTCCTCGTGAAAATCCATACCAAGATCAAATCGCGTATCGACGCGCTGACCAAGGACTACGACACTGCGGTGGAGCAGCTCAAGGCTCAGCAAGACGAGGTGCGCTTTGCCATCAAAGACAAGATGAAAGCCCTCGGGCTCAAGTCTGTCAACACATCTTACGGGACGGTCTCCCTCTCGACTAAGGTGCGTTACAACACGCAGGACTGGGACTCGTTCAAGAAGTTCATTCTTGACCATCAAGTCGTTGACCTGCTGGAGAAGCGCATCGCACAGACGAACATGGCGACCTTCCTGTCAGAGAACCCGGGTGTTGTTCCACCCGGTTTGAACTCGCACACCGAGTTCGAAATTCGTGTAACCAAGTCTAAGTGAGTTAACCATGAGCAATATCACGCTTTTTAACGCCTCCAACGTCCCCGCCTTCGCTCGCAACAACGAGCTGTCTGAAACTGCCAAAGCCCTGACGGGCGGCAGTGCTGGTGCCTCGACCAAGCGCATCTCCATCAAGGGCGGCGTGTTTCGCCTTGTCTCTGGTGGCAAAGAGATCGCGTCGATTGATGACCGCCACCTCGATGTGGTTGTCGTCAAGGCAGCGCCCAAAGTCAGCCGCATCTTCTACGCAGGTGCGTACGACCCAGACAAGATCGCCGGTCCCGACTGCTGGAGCAACGACGGCGAGAAGCCCGACGCCTCGATCAAGGAGCCGCAGAACAAGACCTGCATGGGCTGCCCCCAGAACGAAGCAGGGTCGGGCAACGGCAACAGCCGCGCCTGCCGCTTCCAGCAGCGCCTTGCTGTTGTGCTGGCCAACAACCCCGAGGGCGATGTGCTGCAGCTCACGCTGCCGGCCACGTCGATCTTTGGCAAGGAGGACGGAGACAAGCGCCCGCTGCAGGCATACGCGAGGTTCCTGGCTGCGCAGACCCCGCCGGTCAACCCCGAACAGATCGTCACCCGCATGAAGTTCGACACCAAGGCCGAGAGCCCCAAGCTGTTCTTCACGCCCGTGCGCTGGTTGGAGGACGCCGAGTACGACATCGTTACTCGGCAGGCTGAGAGCGACGATGCCAAGCGGGCCGTCATCATGACGGTGGCGCAGGCCGATGGGGTCAAGCCCAAGGCAGCGCCGATGGATATCCCCGGCAAGCCGACGCAGGCCAAGGCCGCGCCCAAGGTCGAGGCTGAAGATGAGGACGAGGCACCGCCGCCCAAAGCCAAGGCTCCCAAGGCCAAGCCGGTGGCGTCTGAGGACGACGAGCCAGAAGTGCGCAAGGCTCCGTCCAAGGAGACCGCAGTCCCCGCCAAGAAGTCCAAGCTCGCTGATATCGTCAGCGACTGGGACGACGAGTGATCTACAGGGGCGGCGCAAGCCGCCCCCCAACACAATGTCTTATTCGCAAAAAACAATCGACGCTGTTCTGTCAGCACCCAAGACCCCGGGCAACCAGCTCGGGCGATGGGCCATCCACCTTGACTTCCCCGTGACCAAGATTGCGCAAGCCCTTGGCGTCACCCGGCAAACCGTGTACAACTGGTTCATGGGCAAAGACGTTTTCGTTGCGTACCAAAATCGCGTGGAGCTGTTGTTGATCATCATGAAGTCCTCACGCACAGCCGATGAGGCATGGAGAAGAATATGTCACGAGTACAACTTACCAACATGACTGACGAGGAGCTCCTGCGCTACGCGTACATGGAGAAGGACGACCCCCTGGTGCTGGAGCTGTGCGCTCGCATCGCCCGCTTGCTCGACGAAAACGCCGAGCTCAAAGTACAACTGAACTTCAAGCCACACTAACACCCGCGCCAAGGAGCCTTATGACACCGCTTGAGTTTCTAGCGGAGGTTCTGCCGTCGCCGGGTAACGGGTTTTACTGCGCCGCAGAGCTTACAAACAAGAAGTCGCACGTATATGGGGAGACGCTGGAAGAGATCATGCCCACCATTGAGAAGTGGGCCAAGAAGGGCTACGACACATATTTCGCGCTGGGCACGTTCGGCACGAACAAAGACCGCACCAAGGAGAACATGC